TGAACAAATCAAAACAAAAATAGAATCTTATGCTCATCAAGAGTTCAATAAAGATGAAATTAAAAACGAACAGCACATTCTTGAAGCAATTAAAACTGGAACTGATCTTCTAGATCGTAAGCATGAAAATAAACATTTTATCAAATATGATTTTTCATACTTTCCAGAAGATTTAAAAGATGCTATAATTAAAACATTCCCAAAAGAATACTATAACATGCCAGAACCAGAAGTTGTAACAAAACCAGAGTTTCTTCACAACAATATGCCACCACTTCTTGAGGCATCATTAAATCCTGATGGAACTGGTGGCACAGAGATTATGGGTCGTGCCTGGCAAGATTTAGTTCTTCCTGCTGCACCAGATCTTGCTGATTGGCATTGGTGTGTAATTCCTGGTGATAATGTGATTGCACCAGATAACTCTAATATTGTTTGGTTGCATCCTCATCATAATGAGGTTGGTCTTGAGCAGTTGATGGATAAGCAGTTCCAAAAACATTTCAAGGCGTATGTTTTTGTTTCTGATTGGCAGTACGAAAGATTTGGTGAGAAGTTTAATCTTCCTATGGAAAAATGTTTTGTTCTTAAGAATGCCATTCATCCATTTGAACCGCACAAGAAACCAGAAGGAAAACTTCAACTGATGTTCCATCCCAATCCAATTCGTGGACTGGATGTTCTTCTTGATGCGATTAAACTTATTCCTGAAGAAGACTTTGATCTTCATGTTTTTCATGAATTAGATCCTGATGAAAGAAAGAAACAATACACTCAAGGATTGCAGAGTTATGAATATTCTCATGTTGTTCCAGAAGAAGAACAGTTTCTTCGTTATTGTTTAGCACTTGCAAATGCTGACAGCAGAGTTGTTCGTCATACAAGAACAAATAACTCTAAGATTCGTGAGCAACTAATGAAGACTCATATCTTTGCATATCCTTCTTATTTCCAGGAAACATCTTGTATTTGTTTGATTGAAGCACTTGCTGCTGGATGTTCTGTAGTTTCAAGTAATCTTGCCGCACTTCCCGAAACTTCTTTAGGATTTGCTCGTCTTTATGGATATATTCCTGATCGTCAAAAACATGTTGAACGTTTTGCAAGAGAACTTAAACAAACAATTACAGAATATCGAGAAGGTAAGTTTGACAATACTATTCAGGTTGAAGTCATTAATAAGTATTACAGTTGGGAAACAAGAGTAAAGGAATGGTCTAACTTCTCCAAAGAACTTTGGAGAAAGGATTTGAGTGATTATAATTTTCTAAAAAAAAAGTAAACGCTTATGAGATAATAACAAATACCACTAAGTATGGTATAATGAGTTATCTGAAGAATGATCTTTATTTTTCGGGTGCTTTGTTTAGAAATGAAATTCATGAAGAAGAAGTTATTGAGAGATGTCTTTACGATATTGTAAAAGAATCTAAAGTTATTATTGATATTGGTGCCCATTGTGGATCTCATAGTATAATTTACAGTAAAATAAATTCGAGTGCAAGTATATTTGCATTTGAACCGCAGAAGGTTATGTATGATATTCTATGTAAAAACATAGAAGATAACAATATAACAAATATAAAAACTTTCAATAATGCTTTGGGAAATAAAAGATGTAAATCTTTTATGAGTAAATATTGCTCTCATGGACCAAACATGAGTATTCCAATCAATCATTCTTTACCTTTCAATCTTGGATCTTTACAAGTTGGAAAGGGTGGAGAAGAAATTAAAATATCAAGATTGGATGATTATGATTTTCAGAATGTAGATTATGTTAAAATAGATACAGAAGGTTTTGAACCTTATATTCTTGATGGTGCTATTAGACTTATTGAAAAGTATAAACCAGTTTTATTTTTGGAACTGGAAAGAGTTCCGACAACAGAAGACATGAATGATTCGTATATTCCTATTAGTAAATCAGCATCTCAAATACTTTTAGATCTTGGTTATGTAAAATATCCAGTCGATAATCTTGACAACTATTTGTGCTTCAACAAAAGTAACCCAAAACATTTTAAATATATACAGTAAGAGTTTAAGTAAAATTCAAATGGCAACGAAAACTGAAACTTTAACCATGCCTGTGATGCATGTTTATTACCTGACTGCAGATCCTGCAAATGATACTGGTTATACTATGGAGCAAGCTACAGATCTTTTGAAAGAATATGGCCCAGATCACCAAATTGAAATTACAATCACAACTCCAGTTTATGAACCACCAGGTTCTGAAGAATCAGTTCCTGTAGTCCCTGAAGCATCAGTTCCTGAATAAACTTCCTTTAAAAATAATCTTTTAGAATAAACTTTCATGACTAACTTTGTTAAACTTGCTATTGAAAATGGTGGATCTATTCATCCCCTTATTATTCCTTCAACATCTTTGAAAGGACCGTCTTTAACCAATCCTTCCATTTATAATGATAATGGTAAAATTCTTGTTAATTTAAGAAATATTAACTATACGCTTTATCATTCTGAAAAGAAAAAATTTGAACACCATTGGGGTCCTTTAGTTTACATTCATCCAGAAAATGATGTACGTCTTCGCACATGGAATATCATGTGCAAAATGAATGATGATTTAACGATTGAAAAATATCATCATATTGATACTTCACAATTTCCAGATAAAGAACTTTGGGAATTTGTAGGTCTTGAAGATTGCCGTATCGTTCGATGGGATGGAAAACTTTATGTTTGTGGTGTAAGAAGAGATACTACTCATAATGGGCAGGGTAGGATGGAGTTATCTGAAATAGAAATAACTGATGATGGAGTTAAAGAATTAAAACAATATCGTATTCCTGTTCCTGGAATTGATCTTGGTGATGAAACTTCTTATTGTGAAAAGAATTGGATGCCAATTTTAGATCTTCCATTTCACTTTGTTAAGTGGACTAATGGGACTGAAGTTGTTAAGTATGATATTGAAACAAACACTACAGAGAGAGTAACTGTTACTGACTGGAAAGATTTGGGATGTATTGATCTTCGTGGTGGATCTCAAGTTCTTAAACTAGGTGAATATAGATTTTGTTTAAATCATGAAACATTTTTATTCCAAAGTCCAATTGGTAGAAAAGATGGAACTTATCGTCATAGATTTATCGTATGGGATGATGATTGGAATATTGTAAAAGTTTCGGAAAGATTTTCTTTCTTAAATGGAGAGATAGAATTTGCTGTTGGTATGTGTGAGTATGGTGATGATTATTTAATTACATTTGGATTCCAAGATAATGCTGCATACTTATTAAAAGTTTCTAAGTCTTTTGTTCAGGATTATATTTTTAAAGCATGAAGGTAGCTGTTTGTTTTTCTGGAACATCAAGAACTCCTGATAATGGATTAGAAAGTTTAAAATTGATATTACCAAATGATAATATAAAAGTTTTTGGTCATACGTGGATAAATTTAGCAAATGAAAAAAATTATGTAAATTCCAATTTAGATGTTAATAGGGGGTCTAATTTTGAACTTCTTGAAAAGTTTAATTTTGAAACTTTATTAGTGGAAAACTATAAAACTAAAAAAATACATTTCCAAAAAATGTATGATTTTTTTAGTTTTAAACTTCATGATTCCCCACCTAGAACAGATTTGGGAATCATAAGTATGTTTTATTCAATTTATCAAAGTAATTATTTGAAAAGAAAATATGAACTTTCAAATAAGATGAAGTTTGATAAAGTCATAAGAATTCGTTTTGATAGTGATTTTGAAAATAAAAATCTTGATTTAAAAACTATTTTGGGAGATTTATCCATCCCTTCTGGTAATGATTGGTGTGGGGGACTTAATGATCAATTTGCAATAGGGTCTTCTGAAAGTATGGATATCTATTGTGATTTATATAATTCTTTTTCTATGATTAAGCATGTTCCATATCATGCAGAAAGCATGTTGGGAGAATATTTAAAAATTAGGAATGTTCAAATTTCTAGATTTGATTTCAAAATTTTAATATCATCATCAAGACTTTCTTGGGATCAACGATGAAAATATTATTTGTATATAATTTTAACAATCCAGAATATCTTGCAGATTGTGTTTATCATGGATTGGTTGATAGTGGATTGGAAGTTTATGAAACATCTCATCCAAATTATATGCATTCTTCTTATGAAAATCCACAGCAATTATATGGAAATGGATTTACTATATTTGCAAAATTAAATCATCAACCTAGAGTAGAATCTTCTGAAGATATAATCGACAAAATAAAGTCAAAATTTTATGATTTGATTATTTACGGATGCATCTATACGCACGATTGGTTTCCGAATAGGCAATGTTTAGATTATTTGGATTGTGTTAAAGAGTTCTATCCCAAAAATAAAGTTTATTTTTTAGATGGATCTGATGACATTAAAAACTTTGGACATGATTATGGTTTAAATGAGTATGGTATAATATGGAAAAGAGAACTGACTGATTTATATTATGGAAATCCAATATCTTTTGCAATTCCAGAGTCTCAAATTGATACTTTTGGAAAAATAAAAAAAGAATATATTTTTTCTCCAAAAATAAATAGACCTATTTCTAACGCTGGTTGTGATCCAAGATTATATACTTTTACTGATGAAAAATTATATTATCAAGAGTATGCTAAATCTTATTATGGATACACATGCAAAAAAATGGGTTGGGATTGTATGAGGCATTATGAAATTTTAGCAAATAGATGTATACCTGCTTTTGAAAATTTGGAAGAATGTCCTCCTCATATCATGGTCAATTTTCCAAAATCTATTATACTGGAAATAAACAAATATTCTTTAACTGAAAAAGTGCATTTTTACTATGATCAATTTATTGAGTATTTAATAAATTATACTAAAGAAAATTTGACCACGAAAAAATTAGTTCAAAATCTGCTATAATATATAAATTATGATTTAATTTTACATACATGTTTAAAAGAATAGTATTTGATGTTGGTGCGAATGATGGAAATAGTTGTCATCATTATTCACAAGATCCTTCTACCATAGTTTATGCATTTGAACCTACTCCAAGATTATTGAAAGAATGCCTTTACCCTAAACAAAAGGAAAATTACATAGTAATTCCATACGCTATATCAGATTTTGATGGTGAAACTACATTTAATATTGCTGGGCAATCTGATTGGGGATGTAGTTCTATACATGATTTTGAAGATGATCTTGATAAAACATGGCCAGGAAGAACAGATTTTAAAGTTACTGAGAAAATAAAAGTCTTAGTAAGAAGAATGGATACTTTTATCAAAAATAATAATATTGAAAGAATTGATTATATGCATTGTGATACTCAGGGAAATGATTTAACAGTATTAAAATCATTTGGAAAATATATTTCTATTCTTCAAGAGGGTGTTGTTGAAGCTGCAAATCAAAATCCTTTATATAAATCTGTAGATAATAGTGTAGATTCAGTTACAAAATTTCTTGAAGAAAATAATTTTATTATTACTGATGTTCATTCTAACGATATTCAACAAAACGAAGTAAATATTGAGTTTAAAAGAAAGTGAATAAATTAGTAATATTTGATCTCGATGGTGTATTAATTGATAGTCGAGATATGCACTATGAGGCATTAAATGCAGCATTAAGAAATGTTGGGCATGAATATGTAATTAATATTCAAGAACATTTAAGTCTTTATGATGGACTTCCTACTTCAAGAAAACTTTCTATGCTTACAGAAAAGAAAGGTCTTTCTGTAGAAAAACATCAACAAATTTGGGAAGATAAACAGAAAGCAACTCTTGAAATTTTTTCCGAATTGGAACATGATTATGAATTGATGTATTATTTCCAGCAACTAAAGCAAAGAGGATACCAAGTAGCAGTTGCTTCTAACAGTATTAGGAATACTGTTAAACTTGTTCTTCTTAAGTTGGGTCTTTTGGAGTTTGTTGATTATTATGTAAGTAATGAAGATGTTGTAAGAAACAAACCATTTCCTGAAATGTATTGGAAATGTATGACTGTATGTAATGCTCTTCCAAAAGATACTGTAATCTTTGAAGACAGTCATATTGGAAGGCAAGGTGCCTTAGATAGTGGAGCAACTCTTATTGCAATTGAAAATAGGTTTGATTTAAATCAAGATAAAATTAATAAACTATTTGAAATATTTGCATCTAAAAAACTTACGATTGTACCTTGGAAGTCTGATAAAATGAATGTTCTTATTCCTATGGCAGGTGCTGGTAGTCGCTTTGCGAATGCTGGGTACACATTTCCTAAACCATTAATTGAGGTTGATGGTAAACCGATGATTCAGGTTGTAGTTGAAAACCTAAACATAGAAGCAAATTATACTTTTATTGTTCAAAAAGAACATTATGAAAAGTATAGTCTACAGTATCTTTTAAACCTTATTGCACCTAATTGTAATATCGTTCAAGTTGATGGATTAACTGAAGGTGCTGCTTGCACAACTCTTCTTGCCAAAGAGTTTATCGATAATGATGCCCCTCTTGTGATGGCAAATTCTGACCAATTTGTGGAGTGGAATAGTAATGAGTGCTTGTATGCTTTTAACGCCGATGGAGTTGATGGTGGTATAGTCACTTTTGAAGCAACCCATCCAAAATGGTCTTATGCAAAAATTGGTTCTGATGGTTTTGTTTCTGAAGTTGCGGAGAAAAAACCAATTAGCAATAATGCAACCGTTGGAATTTACTTCTGGAAGAAGGGATCTGATTACGTCAAGTATGCAGAACAAATGATTGAAAAGAACATTAGAACAAATGGTGAGTTCTATGTTTGCCCAGTATTTAATGAAGCAATTGCTGATGATAAAAAAATCAGAGTGAAAGAAATTGAGCGAATGTGGGGAATTGGAACTCCAGAAGATTTAAATTATTTCTTGGAGCATTATAAAGGATGAGATTAATTGCACATCGAGGAAATCTAACGGGACCAAATCCAATCAAAGAAAATAGTATTGAGTATATTGAAGAAGCAATTGCCGAAGGATTTGATGTTGAAGTAGATATAAGACATGAAGATCATAATTTTTATCTGGGGCATGATGAACCACAGTATTATGTACCTATGAGTTGGTTGGTGAAATATAAAGATGTGCTTTGGATTCATTGCAAGAATTTAGAAGCACTTGAAAAAATGTCAAATTCTGTGGTAGAATTTAATTACTTTTGGCACGAAACTGATTCCTATACAATTACCAGTAAAGGCATAGGATGGGTTTATCCAGGTAAAAAACCCTATTCAAATTCTGTTTTAGTTATGCCAGAAAATGCATATTGTTCTGATGAATATATAAATCAAGTATACGGTATTTGTACAGACAAAGTAATTTATTATAAAGATTTTTTATGGAAAAAACATTAGTTATATTGATTGGTAATGCTAGGGGAGGAGAAAAAACTTGGCATAGCATGTATGAGAATTTATTAGTTCCATATAATGCAGATCTTGCAATTTGTTTTGGATATAAAGAGAATAAAACAGAATCTTTATATACTAGATCAAAGTATGTTTGGGAATTGCCAGAGTATACTGAGTGGGCAGATTATTATGTTGAAAATTTTGGAGAAGATGGTATTTGGAAAAAAGTTTTTTCTATGGTCGGAAATAATGGATTTTCTGGATTATATCATTCTATAGGTTCTAGTGCAATTACTTTTGCTATTAGAGATTGGATATTAAAAAATAAAAAGAATGTACTTTTAGAATATGATCGTATAATAATTACAAGATCGGATTACTTTTATTATAGGCAACATCCTATTTTAGATAATTCTCATTTTTGGATTCCTTTTGGAGAAGGTTATGGTGGAATAACAGATAGGCATCACATTTTCCCATCTTCGGATATTGATAGTGTTTTAGGAATAGTTAATAATTATGTTAATAGTAATGATATAATTGAAGATTTTGGACATAATTTTGAACTTCTTAATATTGAAAGATGTTACATCAAATATTTTGGAAGAATTGGATATTCTAAAAAAATAAAACAATTTGAAAGAGTTCAATTTACAGTAAGAACTTATGGAGATTCTACAAGATGGTGGGTTGGACCAGAAGGTGGAACATTATTGGTCCCTGGACATACTGATCTTTATATAAAATATGAAAATGAACATGCCTTATGTGAAAATCCTAATGCAAAAACTTCACCAAACTGTTATGAAAATGGAGAATTTATAAAATGAGTATTTCTTTAATATGTGCTTGCAAAAATCGTAATGAAGCCTTGAAAGTTTCTTTAAATTCATGGTTAAATTATAAACAAATTGAGGAGTTTATTATAGTTGATTGGAGTTCTGATGAAAGTTTAGAAAACTTGACTTGTTTGGATAGTAGAATAAAAATTATCAGAGTAGAAGACCAAAAATATTTTAACCAACCTCAACCATTAAATCTTGCTATATCACAAACTAAAGGAGATTATATTATAAAAGTTGACTGTGATTATGTATTAAGTCCTTATTATTGTTTTTTTGATAAGTATAAAATAGACGATAATTCTTTTGTTAGTGGTAAACCATCTTATAAAAGTCCAGAATTTTATGATGAAGCTACTGGATCTTATTTGGTAGATAGGTCAAAAATGACCATGGATGAATTTTCCGATTATCATAATACTTATAGTTCTTATTATAAATTTTTAACAGGTCTTTTGTATATCTCCAAAGAAAATCTTTTAAAGGTTAATGGGTATAATGAAAATTTATCAGAGCATTATTCTTATGAAGATGATGAAATTTATAAACGTTTAGAATTACTTGGTCTTGAACATAAAAAATTGGATTATGATTATCATATTTTCCACATTCCTCATCAAGATACAAAACGTTTTGAGAATTTTAAATCTTTTAGTGAAGAACCGAATTTAAGAGATGATTTAGTAAATCTATTATCTACAAAATATTCTGGTGAAGAATTGCAATGGCAAGTTGATTATGTTTTAACATTAAAGCATAATGAAAGAAACGCTCAAAAATCTGGTGAGATTAAAAATTACTATGATGATACTCATACTAATTGGATGATACATAAAAAATCTAACAATTACTATCTTGCAAAAATAGTTGATGATACTATAACAGATCGCCTTAAAAATTTTCCTCCTGTTCATTTTATAAGTGTTGATCATTCTGAAGAAAGAAGAAAAAATTTATATGAAAAATTTAAAATATTTCATATAGAAAATATAACACCTCATATATTTAAAAAATATAGTGATGACGATCATATAATAATTAGTAATTATCTAGAAGATAATGGTGATTATCGATTAAGTCAAGGTAGTAGAGGACCAGTTACGTCACATTTAAAAGCAATTAAAGAGTGGTTGAATAATACAAATGATGAATATGCTTTCTTTTGTGAAGATGATTTAAGTTTAGAAACGGTTCAATACTGGAATTTTACTTGGGAAGAATTTGTGGATACTCTTCCTTCAAAGTGGGATTGTATTCAGTTATGTGTTATTCAAGGAGTTGAATTTAATATTGAATTTAAAAATAGATGTTGGGGAGATTGGTCTGCATGTGCATATTTGATCAAAAGAGATTATGCACAAAAACTGATTGATACTTATCATTTTGATGATAATTTTTATCTAGATTCTAAATGTCACGATATGCAACACAGACCAGATTGGGCTTTGGTTCCTGTTGTCGAAACAGTTCTCTTTAGTTTAACTAATAGAGTTTATACATTCCCTCTTTTTGTTGAAGATACTTCTTTTAAATCTTCTTATCAGATAGAAAATAACACAAGTGATCTTGATTATGATCACCATATGTCCTATAATAGTGTAATTAATTGGTGGAAAGAAATGGGTTTTAACTTAAGTGCAAATAAAATTCTTACAAATAGAATTAAACTTTTAGATTTTCCTAGTGTAAATTATATAAGTTTGGATGAAAGTGTTGAAAGAAGAGAGTCTTTAAGATCTCAATTTTTTTACAGCGGAGTTGAAAAGTTCAGAGAAGTTCTCTCTAGGAGATTTAAATATTGTGATGATAAAGTTTATGGAGAACAACTTCATATTCTTGATGATGGAACTATTGGTTGTGTAGTTTCTCACATTAAGATGATTAAAAAATGGTATGAAGAAACTGATGAAGATTATGGGTTCTTTTGTGAAGATGATTTAAGTTTAGAAACAGTTCAGTATTGGAATTTTACTTGGAATGATTTTATTGAATTGTTGCCAGAAGATGCTGAGTGTGTTCAACTTTGTTGTATTAAAACCAATTATGATGAGATTAAACTCAGAGAGAGATCGATGTATGATTGGTCTGTTACTGCTTATATTTTAACTAGAGATTATGCCAGAAAAGTTATCGAAAGATATTGTGATGGTGATTCTTATAGGTTAGAAATTCCAGGAACAAATTTTTATCCTATGCCAGAAAATGTTTTATTTTATGGGATGGGTAAAGTTTATGCTATCAATCTTTTTGTAGAAGATCAAAATTTGACTTCTACTTTTTATGGACATACTGAACTTGAAAATGAAAATAAAGAATATCATCAAGAAACTTATCAATATGTAATTGATTGGTGGAAAAATAATGATAAGTTAAAACTTTCAGAAATTGTTTCTGATTTTATTCCTACTCAACTTGTTATTGAAGAATCTCAAAACAAAATTGATATTCCTAGAGTTAAAACTGAATTGGAAACTATTTTAACAGAGTATTCATTAGATCCAGAAAATCCTCAAAATAATTTTAATGTTGGATTGTGGTATGAAAAAGAAGGACATACTGCACCAGCATTATCATACTTCTTAAGATCTTCTGAAAGGTTTGAAGATGAAAATATGATCTATGAGTCATTAATCAAATGCCATCATTGTTATGATAAGCAAGGAACTAGAGATGGTACAGCAATTTCTTTACTGCAACAAGCATTATGCTTAATGCCAAATCGACCAGAAGCTTATTTCTTACTTGCTAGGTTCCATGAAAAGAGGCATCAATGGAGCGATTGTTATAAGTATTCTTCTTTGGGATTGAGTATTTGTGATTTTTCTTCTGAAAAAACTTCTACAAATGTTGAATATCCTGGCAAGTGTGGTCTTTTATTTGAGAAAGCTTTGTCTGGATGGTATTGGGGTAAGGTTGAAGAATCGAAAAATATCTTTTTAGATATTTCAAATGATCCAGATCTACCTCAAGATATTTACAATATTGTGGTTGAAAATTTAAAAAACTTTGACATTCATATTGAAAAAAAAATCTAATGCAGAACAATTCCTATGAAAAATTAGATATTGTTCTGCAGGGTCAATATACAGAATTTACTGAAGAGATAATTGAAAATTATTCTAAGTTACCATTTGTAAATAACATCATTCTTTCTTGTTGGAACGAAGATAATGTTCATTCCAAAAGAAATTTTAGTAGTGGAATTGTATTAGTCAGTAATCAAAAACCAATAACTTTTGGTGATGATAATATTAATTTGCAAATAGTTAGTTCTTTCAATGGATTGAAAAAAGTTAAAACAGAATATGCTATTAAAATGCGTACTGATCAGTTATACGATTATAATAGTATGATGGTCATGTATAACTTTTTTATAGAGAATAGGAAAGATCATCTTATATTTGTTCCTGGAATGTATCCACATCTTTTGTTTCATCCCAGAGATCATTTATTCTGGGGTAAAACAAGTGATTTAATTAAACTTTTTGATATACCACTTAAAATTAATAATGTTACTGATAAAGTTAGAATTCCAAAACAAGATCTTTGGAAATACTATGGATACTTTATTAGATCTGAAACATATATTGGTGCTAATTATGCTTCAAATTTTGATGATAGGATTAAAATTTTTCTTATTGAACCAGAAAAGTATCTCTTTGATGGGTCTTCTAATTGGCAAGAATCTTTGGTAGTAAGTAATACAATTACGAAAAATTTATTTAAATCTTTTCCAAGAACAAATGTTGATTTAAGTTGGCCAAAGAAAAATTTAAATTCTTATCCATATGAAGAACAAAAATATGGGTATAATGAATGTTGGCATGAAGACGGATTTTAAAAAATTAAAAGGAGTTATTAGTTATGAATCAAGAAGAAACTGCAGTTGATGTTTTTCCAGCGTTTCCAACGCCCATTATTATTAGGGAAGTACCTAATTTTTATAAAGTAAAGGATGATTTTATTAAGGATATACGTGAATATGTTGAAGAAAATGTAAACGTCACTACTGAAAATATATTTAATTTACTTAAATTTCAGAAATATTTTCCCCTAATCTATAGTGAGATTGAAACTTCTCTATCCCCTGTGATAGATGATTTAAATATAATATCTCCATCATCTATTGTTAGGTCTGATGTTTCTGTAATTAAACCGAATGGGTATATTGAACCACAAGTTCGTTCTGAATATGATATAACAGGTATTTTAGTTGTTGATTGTCCATTTAGATTTTCTGGAGATTTTGTTTTTCTTTCACAACACCATAATCATTTCTTTCATAGAATACTGAATAAAAATATGAAGGACATGTATTTTTCAACTAATGTTAATATCCCTTCTGCAGATGGAAGATTAATTATTTTTCCATCTACTTTGACTTATTATAGTGAACCTAATAAAACTGATTTGGATAAAATTGTGATAAGTTTTGATATAAAATTGTAAAATAAATAATAATTAAAATCATTAAGAAATATGAACTTTACAATTTATTCAAAACAAGATTGTCCCTATTGCCATAAAGTTAAACAAGTACTGGAGTTGACAGGAAATAACTTTGTGGTGTATACTTTAGGAGAAGATTTTACCAAAGAAGAGTTTTATTCTGAGTTTGGTGAAGGATCCACATTTCCACAAGTTCTTTGTGATGATAAGAAACTCGGTGGGTGTATTGATACTGTTAAATTTTTAAAAGAGAGACAAATTGTCTGATACGAATATAAATAATTCTAAGATTCACATTAATCGTGGTCTAGAACTTATCCTAAGCGGAGGTAAAAGAAAGCGCCCCAAATATTTTCAGATTATTTTTGAAAAATTGGTTTGCTTTCTTAATCGGGAGTTAACCATTTACCTTGAATTTTCTTTAGATATAAAGAAATCCAGTAGTTCCCGAGGAAAAGAAAAATGTTAGCAACAAGTTTAGTGTTTGGTTCATTCCTGACCATTTTGTTTTTTATTGTTGGATTGCTATCTGGATGGGTCGCTAGAGAGTATGTGATGAATTACAGGGAAATTCCAAGACCTCACCCTGAAATGTTTGATTCGCAGGGTAATCTTATACCCGATGAGGTAATTGCATTTAATTTTGAGAACTATTATGACAACGACGACACAGAAGAAGACGAATAGAACTTCTAAACCAAGGACAACATCTGCACAGACTAAGAAAATATTAGAGGATCTTCCTGTAAATCCTTTTTCGTTTGAAGTTTTAGAATTGGTTTCTAATCAAAGAGTTAATTCTAAAAAAGTTGAACTTCTTAAAAAATATGAAGATCCTTCTTTGAAAGCAATCTTTATTTGGAACTTTGATGAGAGCCTTGTATCTGCTCTTCCAGAAGGAGATGTTCCTTATGCTAGTACTGGAGAGCAAAACTCATTTAGCGGTACTATGAGTGATAAGGTGATTGATGCAGTAAATAAAATGGAGGAGATGGGATCTAATTCTTTAGGAATGAACGATCAGGGACAAACCACAATACGTAAAGAATATAATCGCTTCTATAATTTTATTCGTGGTGGTAATGATGGACTAAGTTCTCTTCGTAGAGAAACTATGTTTATTAATGTTCTTCAAGGTCTTCATCCACTTGAAGCAGAAATTCTTATTCTTGTTAAAGATAAAAAATTAGAAACAAAATATAAAATTACTAAAGAAATTGTTGCAGAAGCATATCCAGATATTAAATGGGGAAATCGTGTATGAGTAGTAAACTTCGTGATGTTATTGAAAGTGTTAGGGAGGAGGAAGAAATGACTGAATGGACAAAAGAAGAAAAAGAAAGTCTTCCTCCAAGGTATGGATGCCAAATTTTGGTTGAAAATGCAACTCTTGATCAAGTAAAGGATCCTTCTTGGCCTAATGATGCATATTTAATTTGGTATCAAATAGGTGAGGAAAATCATATGGATCTTTGTAGGGGAACCAGATCTAAAATTTTTGATCTTTACTATGATAAATTTGGACCTGGTGTAGTTCAGAAAATTGATTTTGGATATGGTAGAATTAGTCCAAAACTTTGGGGATACAAGGCACCCGAAAAGAAAAAACGGAAGTGATTTCCAAAATAGGTGAAAAAAAATCTCCCCAAAATTTTCTCACGCGAAGGTTTTTAAAATTGTATCAAATGTTACAAAATTGATTGACTAAATAATCGAACGTTCACCCTTATGGGCGGAAGTAGGAATACCGAAGGAACGCACCAATACCCATAAAGTAAAGGAGCACCCTAATGAAAACAAAAAGCAACTGGCAACTTATTTTAATCAAACAGCAAAAAGAAAAAGAACAGCGTAAACACCAAGCAAAACTAGCGATGGCGATGCGCTGATATTCTGGAGGGGTTGATCCCCTCCTTTTTTTATGCTAAAATAAATTGAAAGAATTCTAACTTATGGACCAAGAAAAAGTAAAACTTATTATCCGTAATCTTGAACTTTTAATTGATTCTTTGAAAGCAGAAATTTATTCTGATGTAGCATCATATAGATATGATGATATTAACCCAAAAGAATTAGATTACGACGAAATTTTTGAGGATGGTGATGAGTATGCCGACTGACAGAGCAAGAAAAATGATGAAATTGCTTCGTAGATTGATTAAACAAGAGAATTTATATACTTCAGAGCAATTGATTGAAATGAAATCACAACTTAGAATTTTGGAAGAAGAACTTTTAGAATTAGAAGCACAAACATCAAAAGGATTTGGAAAAAAATGACAGTAAAACTTATTAGCGTAACTCCAGATGCAGAAAAAACAATGGCATTTATTGCACGAGTTTCTAATCCTGCGAATCAAGACAACGAAAACTATTCCAAGTTGCTTGCTTATTGTATTAAGCATAATCATTGGTCTGTGTTTGAGCAATCTTCTATGACTCTTGAAATTGAGACTACTCGTGGTATTGCCGCACAGATTCTAAGGCATCGCAGTTTTACATTTCAAGAGTTTTCGCAGCGTTATGCGGACACAAATCTGATTGCAGAAGAGATTCCTCTTCCCGAACTTCGTAGGCAAGACACAAAGAACCGTCAGAACTCCACAGATGATCTTCCAGCAGATCTTACTGCTCAACTATACTCCAAGATCCAAGATCACTTTAATGCTGCTCAGAACCTTTACAAGGAACTCTTAGAGGCAGAAGTTGCAAAAGAGTGTGCAAGGTTTGTATTGCCCTTGGCAGTTCCCACTAGAATCTATATGACAGGTTCGTGCAGGTCATGGATACATTATATTAATCTACGCTCTGCTCATGGAACTCAGAAAGAACATATGATAATTGCAGAGGAATGTAAGAAGGTATTTATCGAACAATTCCCATCAGTTTCGCAAGCCCTTGAGTGGGTCTAAATAACGATACACATTATTAAATTTCATGGCAATATATCCGATTATAAACAAAAAAACTGGCGAAACTAAAGTGATTGAAATGAGTGTTAATGACATCATGGATTGGTATAAAGAAAATCCCGATTGGCAACGTGATTGGTCTCAAGGATCTGCTTCTCCTGGAGAAGTTGGAGATTGGCAAAATAAACTGATTCAAAAAAACCCAGGATGGAATGACGTTTTAGGACGTGCTGCTAAAATGCCTGGATCTAACGTAAAGAAAATCTAATGGCAAGAAGAAAAAGAACGACGAATGACCAACCAATCGGCGTTGGTATTACAACCCGTCAGATGAAGAGAAAAAAGGCACTTGGAAGTGAATATCTATTAGATATTGAACCTCTTACAGACAATCAAAGAAAACTTTTTGATGCATATGCAGAAGGTAAACATCTTGTAGCATATGGTTGTGCAGGAACGGGTAAAACTTTCATTACTCTTTATAATGCTCTTTGTGAAGTTCTTGATGAAAGAACTCCTTATGAGAAAATTTATCTGGTTCGATCTTTAGTTGCTACCAGAGAAATTGGTTTTCTTCCTGGTTCTTATGAGGATAAGTCAGATATCTACCAAATTCCTTATAAGAATATGGTCAAATATATGTTCCAGATGCCTTCTGATGCTGAGTTTGAGATGCTTTATGGTAATCTCAAGGCACAAGAAACAATTAAGTTCTGGAGCACCTCATTTTTAAGAGGAACCACGCTTGATAATTCAATTGTGATTGTAGATGAGTTTCAAAACTGCACAGCACATGAACTGGATTCAATCATCACTCGTGTCGGTGAGAACTCTAAGATTATGTTTTGTGGAGATGCTACTCAGTCGGATTTGCAGAAATCTAATGAGCGCAATGGAATTGTTGATTTTATGAATATTTTGCGTAAAATGCCATCTATTGATATAATAGAGTTTGGTGTTGATGATATTGTTCGTTCTGGACTTGTCAAGGAGTATATAATTGCAAAAATTAACTCAAGTCTCTAATTATGACATATGGTATTTGGATAATTTTTATGATGATCCAGATCATATAAGAAATTATGCTTTATCTGTAAATTATAATATGGATAAACCTAATTTGTATCCAGGAATTAGAACTAATGAAATGTGTAAAAAAGTTTGTAATGATGAAAAGTTTTATTCATATTTTTTAGAAGAATTATCTAAAAAAATATTACATTTTGATCTTGATGATTGTCTTGATATTTCAACAGGATTTCATAAAATTCCAATTATTGACCATAATTTAGAATCTATATTAAATACTGGATATATACATGTTGATTCGCTTGAATATAGACTTAAATATCCTAATAGAAAAACATTTGCTGGTTTAATTTATTTGAATAAAGTAACACGTTCTAATTCTGGAACAAGTTTTTTTAAAATGAAATGTACAGAAAATAAAAATATAAAAATAAATGATAATAATAACTACAAATTATTTAATTCTTCTTTTGATGGTTATGATTATGAAATATTATTTGATGAATACGTAAATTTATATAATCCACTTACAAAACGAAAATATTGGAATCTTTTTTTGAGAAATAAACAATTTGTTGATTCGAAATTTGAAAAAGTGATTGAAGTTGAAAATGTTTATAATAGAATAGTTTTATACGATTCATCATATTTTCATACTGCAAGTCATTTTTACGTTAATGATTTTGAAGATAGACTAACGCAACCCTTTTTTATAAAATGTTATGAATTTTAATCATGTTGAATTGAATCTTCCACAACTTGAACGGGAGACTATAGATGGTATTCGGTATTATAAAGTTCCAGATGAAGACGAACTACTCAAGTTAGTTTCAATTACTTCTGTTACAAGTCATTTCAATAAAGAAATTTTTGTGAAGTGGCGCAAGAAAGTTGGTGATGAGGAAGCAGACCGTATCACAAAGGCAGCAACCAGTCGTGGTACAGATATGCATACTCTTACAGAGTATTTTCTAAAAAATCAGGATCTTCCTACAGATATTCTTCCAATCTCAGAGTTTCTGTTTAATATTTCCAAATCAACTCTTAAGAATATAAATAATATTCATGCTCTTGAAGGTTCCCTATATAGTAAGCAATTAGGTATTGCAGGAACTGTTGATTGTATTGCCGAATATAACGGCGAATTGGCAATTATAGATTTTAAGACTTCTAAAAAACCAAAACCACGCGGGTGGATTGAACACTATTTTGTTCAATGTATGGCATATGGTTGTATGTTATACGAAATTACTGGTATAATGGTAAAGAAATTGGTCATTATTATGGCTTGTGAAAATGGAGAATGTGTTGTTTATGAAGAATACGACAAAGGAAAGTACATCAAATTGCTCTCCGAATATATTAGAACATTTGTTAGAGATAAGTTGGAACTCTATGGAACAAAATAAAGAAATAGAAAAGGTTATTGAAAATAAATTTCTAACGCCATCTAAATTTGCGTTAGAGATTGAAAAAATAGTAGCAACAGAAAATTTTAACTATATTGATGCAATCATTTATTATTGTGAAGTGAATGAAGTTGAAATAGAATCAATTACTAAAATTATTTCTAAACCTTTAAAAGAAAAACTTAAATGGGAGGCAACTCGCCTCAATTTCATGAAAAAAACTTCTAGGGCAAGATTGCCTTTATGATTGTGACACCCTTTGAAACTTATCAACATTATTTGTCACTTAAAAATCATTTTACAAATCCAAAATATGATTTCTTTAAATATGGTGGGAAGTCTAGAGCAACTTTGACTTCCTTCAACAAACGTAAAGATAAGTATTGGTTTGAAAAATCTTCAAGAAAATATTCAGATAAAGAAATTGTAGATTTTCTTGTATCAAATTTTGTTTCTACAGATAATCCTCAAAACTTATGGATTGGAGAAATTATCAATTCTGGCGAAAGAACATACGCGGAGTGGATGAAACGACAGCAGAGTTTGACTTACTTGTTCAAAGAACAATCGGAAGAATTGTTCTCGGAAATAAAATTAGACGATGCTTTGAACTGTTCCAAAGGGCATCCTCCAGTTCTAAAAAAATTCTTGAGCGGGAAGATTACCCTTGAAACACTAGTCATTTATGACAGAATCTTCCTGTTCGGGAAGATGTTTGATAAGAAACTTTTAGATCCTGTGTGGGAAACCGTAAGTTTAAAAATTAAGAAATATAATCCATTTCTAAATATTGATGTGTTCCAATTTAAAAAGATTTTACGGGAAATCATAAATGAGTAAATTTTTTGATTCTGATATTATTCAAGAAGAATTGAGAGAAATTAATAAGTTACAAGAAGATATTTACGGAAGTATTCTCACTTTTGGTGCGATGGACCGTGAAACAAAATTGGAACACATTGAGAAGTTACAATCTTTATTAGAAAAGCAACGTGTAATGTATACACGTTTGTCTCTTTCTGATGATCCACAAGCAGTTGAGATGAAAGAGAATCTTCGCAAGTCAGTTGCTCTGATGGGTTTTCCACCAGAAACTGATATGTCATTATTATTCAGCAGCATGGATAAAACAATTGAATCTCTCAAACAACATGTTGACAAGTAAAATTATTTTTGTTATACTATCTAAGTAAATCCAACAAATCCAAATTTACCCAATAAATCCAAATGTCTTTTTCAGATCTTAAGAAACAATCTAAACTTGGTTCCCTGACTGCAAAACTGGTCAAGGAAGTTGAAAAAATGAATACTTCTAGCGGTTCTAGTGATGATCGCTTGTGGAAACTGGATGTAGATAAAAGCGGCAACGGTTATGCCGTTATCCGTTTCCTTCCTGCTCCGAACGGTGAGGACCTTCCGTTCGTTAAACTCTACAGTCATGCATTCCAAGGTCCTGGTGGTTGGTATATTGAGAATTCTCTGACAACTCTGGGGCAAAAAGATCCTGTGTCGGAACTGAATTCTGAACTGTGGAATAACGGCACCGATGCTGGTAAAGAGATTGCCCGTAAGCAGAAACGCAAACTGACTTATGTAAGCAACATCTATGTGGTCAAAGATCCTGCAAATCCTCAGAACGAAGGTAAGGTCTTCCTGTATAAGTACGGTAAGAAAATCTTTGATAAACTGACTGCTGCGATGCAACCAGAGTTTGAGGATGAGCAAGCAATCGATCCGTTTGACTTCTGGCAAGGTGCTAACTTCAAACTGAAGGCAAAGAACGTTGCTGGTTATCGCAACTATGATTCTTCAGAGTTTGCCGCACAAAGTGCTCTGCTGGACGATGATGATGCGATGGAATCAATCTGGAAGAAGCAATATTCTCTTGCAGAACTCGTTGCTGCTGATCAGTTCAAATCTTATGATGAACTGAAGAAGCGTCTTGAATATGTGCTTGGTACTAAAGGTGCTCGCCATCAAGATTCTGAAGTTGCTGATGAAGAAGAATACAGTCGTGGTCCTGCTAAAGAACTTGATGAAGATCTTCGTTCTGAACTCAGCAATCTGAAACCCACACGATCTGCTCCTGCGCCTGCGGAAGATGAAGATGATGATGCACTCTCATACTTTGCCCGCTTGGCAGAAGATTGATCCTGTGCTATACTAGGGGGGATTTGGGATTCCCCCCTTTTTATGAAATCTGATTTTTATATTGATAGGATTTCTAAAAAACAGGCAGAAGAATTAATACTAGAATACCATTATCTGAAAGATATTTCAAAGGGATTTAAATCTGGATATAACTACGGTCTTTTTAAAAAGAATGATTTTAGTTTTTTGAATATTGGTGGTATTCAGGGAGTTTGTGTTTTTACTGGACTACCTGTTCCTGAAATTGCTAAGGGTGCTTTTGGATTAGAACGAAATGAACAACAAGGACTTTTTGAACTTTCGCGCCTCTGCATTCACCCAGACACCCAATCTGACGAGCATAATATCACTTCTTGGTTTGTTTCAAGATCGATTAGACAGTTACGGAAGGATACTGAAGTTAAAGCAATCATCTCTTACGCTGATAGTGATTTCCATCATGGTACAATCTATCGCGCTTGTAACTTTAAATATTGTGGACTTACAGACTCAAAGAAAGATTTCTACTTTGCAGACGGAACTAAACACTCTAGAGGCAAAATTAAAGGTGCTGCAGGAGAATGGAAAGAACGCTCCCGCAAGCACCGATATGTAATGATGTTTGATAAGAATCTAAAACTCTTATGGGGAAGTGATTCTTAAATTTTCTCCTCTCTTCAAATAATCATTAACATACTGAGATGCTAGTGGTTTATATTTCATTTCATTTCTCATATCGTTTAAGAACATTTCTAAATATCCTTTTTTTAATACTATAATTTCTCTTTTTGAATCATTTTTTCTTGTCTCATACTCAAGATTTGTTACTGGAACAGTTATGTCATAAATTGTTTGATAAGAATTTGTAGATTCATCATAATATTTTACATAAGATTTTGTTGGTAAATCATCTACTTCAGGTTTTGGTAATTTATAATTTTTATCCACTACTTTTCCAGATGGAACAAGTAATCTTCCTTTTGAATCTTTAATTTCTTTTGTTTCATAGAATTTTACAGAATTTATTTCCGTTCCGTAAATATCTAATGCATAATCTGAAAGTTGTCTATTAGATAAAGGCCAATTATTTCTAATGTTGGTTATACCTGCAGCAATTAAGACAACCCAATCTAAATCTGGCGATCCATATAATTCATCTGCAACTTGATCTGGTCTAGTATCTTCTTGAATTGTATAATGATTAAATGCAGTATAAACATTTTCAAAGTCTGCTCTTACTTTGACTCTTCGAAAAAGATTTTTAGCTTCAACATAATCTAAAGAAGAGTTTCTATCAATTAATGGTGATTGGTATTCTATGTTTGGTAGTTCTCTGAAGTATCCCATACTAGTATCCTACTCCGTAGTTGTCAGTTGCTTTTAATGGTTCTATGTATTCTTCTTGATAAATTGGCGTTAATTCTTGGAAATTTAAATCTATAATTACTGATATTGGAGTACCATCCCAATATGTTGCATATACATTTTCACCAGTATAATTTACAGATACTGATTTTAATGCACAATCTTTAAATTTATGTAAAAATGGATGTGCCTTAGCACCTTTCATATAAGATAACTTAAAAACATGTGGAGCACTCAAATAAAGATTTTTATTATCTCCATCTTTTTTTGCTGCCATATATTTTTTAAATGTTCTTATAATTTTTATAACGTTACTTCTTTCTTTATCACTTCTTGGAGTCATCTTAAAAGAAAATCTAAAATCACGAAGAGTTACTCCATTAAATAGCAATTCTAAATTCGGATTGAAAATTGTTCCATTTTGACGTGCTAATATTTGATCAACACTTACGTTTGCTCCGAAAACATTAACTGCTTCTGATGCTAATTGTTTTGTAAATAAATCTATTGCAACATCTGGTTTAATAGTATCTTTAATGTTTTCCCAAACCATTCCAAATGATGCAACCGCTTTTTCTGGTTTACTATAATCAATTTTTCCCATAATATCTGAAGCAGCACCGAGAACATTTGCTGTTATACTATTCATCTTTTCATCACCCCAACTCACAGTATTGGCATCCTGTATGTTAGAAGGCATAGGCAAAAGAATATTCGATTTTGCTGCTAGTTCAGTAGTTGTTACATTATTAATCAAACCCTTATCAGGGTTTCTTGTATAATCAAGCACTTGTATTTTAAAATAATCAGTATCTTTTTCAATTTGTAAATCTACTGGATATCTTATGCCTTCTATGGCCATATTAGTTTTTTAACTATTTAGACGAAATTTACCAAATGGAATAGTTTTTAAATCTTTTAGTTCTGAAGAATAGACTTCATAAATTCCTCCAGCAATTTCGTCCCAAGTATATTGGCGAACTTTTCCCCAATGAAAATTAATTCCTCTAAATCCCCAAGAAAAAACATCAGTAACTGCCACTAGGGGATTTTGATCATATTCAATATTTGGAGTCTTTGGATTATATACAAAAACATAGTATTTTCCTGCACTAGGAGTTTTTCCACTTTCTTTTAAAACGGATATTATTTCAAGCATTAGATCATCTGCGTCTTCAGTTCCAATTAAGTTATCTGTTATTTTTCGAAGACGATTAACATTACTATCAGTATCAGTATTTTCTTGATTTCTTTGTTTTAAAGTTTTTCTTGGCATTTTAGATGTCTAATTCTTTTTCTGTAATAACTTTAAATTGCCATTGGCGATCTTCACAAAATTCTTTTGCTGCTTTCCACTTTGCTTGATTTTTTGCATACTCATATGCTTCATAAAGGTATTGTTTTGTTTGTCGTTTTGGTTTTTGTGGAGGAGATAGTTGTTTTAATGGTTTAATTTCAATTAAATATTTTTCAATTTGTCCATTTGATTCTTTTACTTTGATATAAAAATCTGGAAAATATCTATGAATTCTATTGTCTACAGGAGAACGGTAAGGTAGAGCAATTTCTTCAGATCCCCATTCCAAAATTCTGTCATTATTGTCACAATAAACCATAAATTTTCTTTCCCAAAGAGATCTGTATATGATATTAGTTGGATCTCCTTTGTATTTTTGTGGATGTGATGGTTTATATTTTCCCTTATATGACATCTAAATAATTCATAACATAGTATCTTGTAGATATTTAGATGGGAGTTCCAATACCACCAGTTGGCACAGTCAATATGACTACGTTGCCAACATTTTTAAATTTGGCAAGGTCAAACTTATTTCAAGTTACTATTCTTCCACCCAAAGACAAATTTAAAAATTTTTTAAAGGCGGGAACTCAATATGGGTCAATTGATTTTAATACAGATTTTAAAACTAATTTAGGACTTTTGTGCTCTGATGCTTCTCTTCCAACTTCATCATATGCAACTGCAGAAGTTAAGGATAATTATATGGGAGTTTCTCAAGAGTTTGCTCATACCAGAATAAACACAGATATTGATTTTACTTTTTATATTGACAGACAATATAAAGTTTTAGGATTTTTTGAAGCATGGATGGATTTTATTTCTGGAGGAAGTGCATTAGCACAACAAACTGCAGGTTCACCGACTCCTGGTTATTATAGAAGATTTAATTATCCAGATGATTATAAAACTGATGGAATTTATATTAAAAAATTTGAAAGAGATTTTGCAACTGCATATGCAACAAATATTTCTTTTCAATTAGTTAATGCTTTTCCAAAATCAGTAACTTCAATTCCAGTTGCATACGGAGATGCTGAGATAATGAAAGTAACTGTTACGATGAATTATGATAGGTATATTATGAGAAGAGAAAATGCCACAGTTGAAGTTACTTTTGGAGAAAATCCAAATGCTGCAACTACATCAGGATATGTTGGAGTTGATTTAGCAATCGGAAATAATCCTATTGCTTAAAATAGGTAATAAATAATTCAACCTGAATTGTATTCGAGGATTATGCCTTTACCTAAAATTAGTACTCCAACATATGAGTTGGAGATTCCTTCAACAGGAAAGAAAATAAAGTACAGACCTTTTCTTGTAAAAGAAGAAAAAATTCTTATCATGGCTTTAGAATCTGAAGATATGAAGCAAATAACTAATGCTATCGTTCAGATTTTAACCGAATGTATTCTTACAAAAGGAATTAAGATTGCTGATCTTTCTACTTTTGATATTGAATATATTTTCTTAAACGTAAGAGCAAAATCAGTTTGAGACAGTGTTGAAGTTAATATCATCTGTCCAGATGATGGTGAAACTCAAGTCAAAATGAATATTGATATTGATAGTATTAAAGTTCAAAAAGATCCAAATCATGT